GTGGGTACTGGAGTGCGTTCAATTTTATGTAAATTGCGAAATTCAAGCATAGTGATTGAGTTAGGAGGTAGTTCATTGGGCTGTGAGGTGAAATGAGCGTTATTCCATTTGGGAGCAAAGGTCAGTGGGCCGTGATAGTAGGAGTAAACGTGGCGTACTTCCCAAAGAGTGGGGAAATGGGACAGGTCGACGATGTCTTGGTAGGCGTCGAGGATTTTGAATTGTCCGGGTAAGTACTTGGATACATCTAAGATCGTAGCGGTAGTGTCGGGGTCGGCGTAAGGAAGGAACATATAGTAAACATCTTTACAAAACTGATGGAATGTGAAGTCCATGCCAGCTGCGGCGAAGGCGATGCCTATGGCGCGTGCGGATTGGAACCGAAGTTCTAAGCCGTGTTCTGGGTAGCAAAGTTGTGCTACTAGTTTACCGAGGGGACGGATGGGGTCACCATAATTGCACTGATAGGAGAGGGTTTCGATTTTACCACGGATAGAGGTGATTACCGATTTAGTGCGAGAGAGGGTCATGTTCCAGCGTTTGGAGGCGTAGGTTTCGAACCAACTAATGAAAGTGTGGAGTCGAATAACTTCCCAGTGCGTAAAGCCTGAGTTGTCATCGCCCATAACGAAAAGAACGATTTTCTTGATTTCGTGCGGAGGAATGCCGAATTCTAGAAGACCATCGATTATGAGGAAGAGGTTTCCGAAGGAATCTAAATACTGAGTATTAAAGAGACCAGAAGGTACACCGCAGAAGGAGCGGAGGTAAGCATAGCCGTCAGAAGTGACGAAAACCATGTTATTATACCAGGTGTGGAGGAAATGGAGGAGATAATTCTGTCTTTGGAAGAGAGTGCTTGGGGTTAAATCAGGGTAGGAGGGATAGTCAACAGTAGGTTGGTAGCCGTGTGAGATAATGATAAGCGATTCGAGAAAGTCTGTGTAGTATATGTCAGAAATTGCGCGGGGCAGTGATTGATCATAACGAGACCAGTCGATTGTAAAGAAAGAAGTAAACGAGCGTGCGAGTCGGTCGAGGAAGCGGTTTGCGCCTCGAATTGTTTCGAGTCCTTGCATGATACAGCAGTCGGGGGTGCGAGCCATAACGAGTAGGGGAAATGTTAGCATAGATTCGATAATTAAGAAAAGATCGTCTACGGCGTAAACAGGACGTTGTTTGAGAATTCCATCTCGGTCGGAAATGTGATTGCGGGTGAATAGTAAAGTCGGGCGTTCAAGGAAAAATGAGCGTAGTGTGGACTTGATGTTCTCGGGTGAAAGGTTCTTTGTAGGAAAAGGGAGACCGTTCTTTTTAATAGAGTGAATGAAAGTGCGAGCATATTCATGGGTAGTACTAAAGAAATAGCCTTTGGAAAAAGGTCGGAGAGCATATTCAGTTACATGGGCGTAAGCAGCGTGAACACGTGTGAAAGGGGAGTTTCGATTGAAGTAGCCAGTTCCAGTGTGGAGTGGTCTTTTGTCGAAGGTGGTGTCAACGAAGTGGAGTGGACGAAAAGGTGTGCAGTTGAGAAAGTGCTGGATTAATGATAAGATTGTCCATTTGCGAGATTCTTCTACAGGTTCGGTTTTAAGTTGTTCATGATTGAAATCTTTAAATGTAGCGTCTGTGGTGCCAAGGGGGCGGCAGTATTTGTCAGTGTAAGCTTCATAAAGAGGGTACTTATTACGAAGGAGGTAACGGAGCAGGGGGTGGAGGGAGTAGCCGGTTTCGGGAACTTCTTCTGTTGCGTAAGTTGGGTTCGTCTTGTGATACTTGTATGGGAGTGAGCGAATGCCAGGAGCGGGTTGTCGGTTTTCTGGGAGGTCGGAGGGATCAAGCGGAGTGTAGAGGTCGAAGGGTTCATTCTTTTTTGCAGCGAGAGTGCGAATGCGAGTGAGTTCTTGTTCTATGTTGTGTCGAAATTCTTCGGTCTTGTATTGTTCGAGTTCTTTGTCACGGAGTGAAAATTCATATCGTCTGAGATCAGAGTCTTGGATTTGGGGGTGAGGAACCGATGAAGAAACGGAGGATTGGTGGACTTTGAGCTGATATTCTCGATGGGAGAAAAGTTCGCCAAGGTAGTTGCGGACATTGGTAAGGCCAGTAAGTATACGGGATGCCATGGTGCGGGGAAAGCAAAAGTGCTAGTTAGATTGATTTTATTAAGATCTTATATCGAGGAGCGGGGGGGCTGG